TACTGAGTTTGGCATTTTCACGATACTCAGGCAAGTTCAACAGGATCTTTAATTTACTGAGATTGGGCATGCCAAAGTGGCCGATAAATTCAGCCACTGGTGCATGGAATCGACCTTCAAGTACAACATTCTTGTTTTCTGCATATCCAAAGATTGTGGTTTCTTTGTCAGTGCCATCAATCTTGACAAGATCAATGCAACCGAGGTCATAGGTGTGTTCAACTAAGTCTAATAATTGGTCTCTCATGATATCTCCTTGTGTATATTATAACGGTATTATTTAGATTATCCAAGCGTCTTGGGAATTATTTTTGCCAGAGTCTGTCCACCACGCAGTGTGTTAAAATCTCCTGGTTTAGTAAGATGCATCCAAAACAAACCAGTAGAGGTGTTTTCAGTTTTCACATGGTGGTACCCTAGACTCTGTGCAAGATTTTCCAGCATGCCACCTGGTGTATAACAACAAAAAGCACTTTCACTTAGTTTGACGCCATAGCTTAGATCACAGTTGTTGAATGTAAAAACCAAACTACCACCAGGACGTAGTTTGTGATAAAGTTCCACTAGATATTGGCGAATTACTTCCAATGGTCTAAAATTAAAAAAGTAGTAGGCATAAACCAGTCCCAGCTGACCATCAGGTATAAAATCAAACAAGGAAGTCTGTTGTTCTTTGACAGCATAGGTTCGTAGATGTCGTTGATATTTGGGATTAAACTGCTCCAGTGCAGGTCTAAGCAACTCATGGTCGGTATCAACCATGTACAAAGGGTGGCATGGTACCAACCATCTAATGTGTTCTTCTTTACCAGGCCTTATACACAAAGCTGGATATCGCCAGTCCGACAGATTTTTTATACAGTGCTTCAGGCCTTCAAGTTCTGTTTCTGGGACTTGTAATCTCCGATTTAGAATGTAGTCTACAGTCTCAAAAGAGGACTCCTGCGTGTACCAATTGTAGCTGCGAGCAAAGTAATCTGGTTCAACTCTTGCAATTAAATCGTTTACTCCCCGAATCACTGTGTGTAATGTGCTTTCAAGTTGCTGTAGGCTCTGATGGACTTGGCCACAACTAGTTTCCAGTAGATGTTCAAATTCATTACGCACAGACACGTCATGTCTTACATTTCTTAGCTGTAGGTCAATGTAGTTGTCCAAGGTCCAACGGTATTCACGATTAGTGTTGGTCACTAGATTGTTGCGATAATGAATTAGATCGCTGAGTTTCATGTGAATTCAAATAGGCTTTGAAAAGTATTAGTAGTGTTGGTTGAACTGTCAATATCCCACTCCAGCACGCCCAATAGGTTGTCTAATTTGCCATCAATTACTGTGGACTCCATGGCACTGTCGTCAAACGGCAAATCCTTAAACCATTGTGGTAAATGTAGTTCATCAGTGGGATATGCAATAGATGTCCAGTCCAAGGGATTGTTTTTGAGTTTGCACACAATGACTTTTTGTCCGTCCATGATTTGCATACTGTAGTTGTCGGAGTGCATGCGCCGCATGGTGTTCCAGTTCATGGCTGCTCGCACATGTCCAGGCATGTTGGTTTTTCCTTCGCGATCTTCGGCTTTCACAAACTTGGTGAGATTGTTAACACGTTTTGGAGAACCTTTTTCCCAACCCGGACGCTCTTTAAAGTCTAACTTAAACTGCCGAATTTTTTCTATGATTTGTTCACGGCCAGCCCCTTGTAGCACTTCATTTAACACCTCACTGAGAAAATCTTGAATGACCTTGGGAGTGTCTGAACGCTTGAGATCAAGTCCCATGGCCTTGACTTTGCCCGGACGACCATTAACATCCACACGTTTGTTTTCTTTGTCAATGTACATCACTGCATAGCGTTTCTTTGTGATAAACAGTCCCTTGGTGGCCACAAGTTCACGTCCGCCACGTATCACTGAGCCCATTTCTCTAGGCACATGAAATGCCTGCTCCATGAATCCAGGAAAACTTTCGTTGACCTGATCTGCTATGCCGTTGTAGAGTTGAATACAGGTATCACTAGTCCATTCCATACGGCCTTCTGCTACTTCTTTTTGCAGCACTGGCCATGCGGAAAAGTAGCAACTATCTGTGTCACCATAGATTATGGTTTCTCCGACGTGGTCGTATCGGCCGGTGATGCATTCGTTGACGTAGGCGTCCATGTGCTTGGCGATAGCACGTCCAGTAAGAGTAGTAGACTGACCAATACGCTTATCAAAGAACCTACAACCGGGGTTAAGAATAGCGCCATAAAGGCTATTAAGATTAATCTTCTTGACGAGTTGGCGCTTGTCCCAGTATTCAAATTTTTCATCATCTGCTCCTTCAAATTCTCTAGCTTTCTTCTGCATGTCTTTGCGTTCGGCATACCAACGTTTGAGCAAGCCTGGCACCACGCCTTCACGTTCATAGGTAAAGATAGTGCCATTCGCTGACAGCATCCAGGGCTGACGACTGTCAAAAATCATTCGCCAGACTTCTGCAGCCGAGTGCACAGATTCCGTGCCATCCTGCCAGTCAATGATGATTTCTGTGCCACGTTGCTGTTCCATTACAGCAGTATATTCAAGAGTACCAAACAGGCCCTCCCAGCTGGCGGCAAAGCTCATTTTTTGTTGCTGTCGCTCTTGAATATAACGATTGGTCATGTGCGGTCTAAGTTGACCAATAATGGTTTCCGGTGCCATGTTAAGAGCGCGGATTGCTGAGGGATATAGCGAGTTGATGTCAATGGAACCGATCCACTCGTGGAGCCCTTTTTTGGGGTAAGCAACATAGGCACCTGCTGCTTGCGTGTCGTCATCACTGTATCTCTCCTGTCGATTAGGCACAACCATACCACGCTCATGCGCTTCGTTGATAATGGCTTGTTCAGTAACTGCCACAGCACCCATGGTAGTGGGCAACAACACTGTGTTTTCATGCGCCAGAGTATTGGCTAGATCCAAGAACCTAAGTTTTTTGTCAAGCGAGGCTAAACCATTAACATCCTGTCGGTTGTACTCAATGAACTTGCGGAAGTCTTGATTGTAGAGTTGATCCAATGTACCTTCATATTTGGTCTTGCCTGCTAGTTCTTCATATTCAAGTATGGAATCAAGACTGTAGGAGTGGCGCTCTTCGTAAGTGTACTTTCTATAGAGCTGCATATAATCCATGTGCACACGGCCCACCAGGTCAAACGTTAGAGCTTCTGCGCCAAAACGTTCAAAGGTACGTGACTTAGGAAACTGCCCCCATAAACAGAATTTGCGTGTGTCATCTTTACTGAGCACTCGAGTCACACGCTGCACAGTATAAGGAATATCATAACCTTCAGAGTTCCAGCCTGACAGTACATCTGCATCATCTATTAGATCAAGAAACATCAACAGCATTTCTGCTTCTGACTCAAACAAAAACGTATTGGGGAAGTCACTGACCTGTTGTTGTGCAGTCTCCATGCTGATGCTACGAGGAGGAACTGCCATGGTCACCAATTGATCCAGCCAGCCAAGATACACTGATATTGCTGTGATAGCATTAAAGGGATCATCAGGACGACTATACCCACGTTCCGGATCAAAGTCTACCTCGATGTCAAAAAACGCTGCGTTGAGCCTGGGCGCATCTTGACCTTTGTAGTTGTCTTCTAAACAACGAAACACAGGATTTATATCTGACTCGTAGCATTGTTTGCCACTTTGCATGCGAAGTTCTTTACGAAATTCTTTGTTGCTGCGTGTGGAAAATCTAGCTACCTGCGTGCCGTATATGCTTTGAAACTTACCGCGAGCATCATCATAGTAGAACACATAGTTGGCAGGATATTCTTGGTAACGCCGTTCGCCATCACGCCGTTCTACAACATGTATGCGATCGTGTTCACGATCAAACAGTGCATCTATATAACTCATTCATTCTCCATGTGTGGTTTACAGCCCACACTGCTCTGCATGCCGTTTTTGGTCCGACGAGACCATGTATTCACTGCTAGCTCACAGAGTTTAGCAAACTGTAAACCAAGATACAGTGTTGTACCTATAATAACGCCAAGCCCTATCCAATAACTAATTATGGTCGCAACCGTAATCAGCATCAAAGAGTTTTACCAACCGTGGTAAGAATAGTTTCCAACAGCTCATGGTCCTGTTGCGCTTTGCCAAATTCAGCTTTGTGCGCAATCTTGATTGCACGTTTCAAAACAGCGGGTTTTATCTCAAGTTCTTCAGCAATGGCTTTCACAGTGTCAGTGAGTCCGCCGTTGAGCGTTTCAACTTCATGCATTACCTGCATGCCTTCATTGATCAACTGTATGAGCTTGGCTTTTTGCTCAGCAGAAAAGTTCACGTTGTTCATGGTACCTCCTGGTTAAAAACGCAATTATACACAGTTACAAAAGTGCTGTCAATAGTCATAGCCAAAGATTTTTGGAGTTTGACAATTTTCAAATTTTACCTGTTGAATTAAATCACGATCCGGTTGAAAAAACTCACATACTCTGGCCATATATTTGCTGTTGTTTTCTAATACGGATTTAAAATAATGCCGAGGTATGGCCTTGCCATTTTCTAAATTAGAAACATTTTGATCCATGTGGGCATGTACATTCAATCTAAATCGTTGTTCAAAGTAGGTACTGAAATTAGATTTAAACTCTGAGTTGATATACCAAAAGTCACAACGATCCCAGTCAAGATTCTGTAGGAAAAAGGTCTGGCGTTCAGTATGGTCATCCAATCTAACAGTATCAAATACCAGGTCCAACAAAGCCAGATTGTTGCGCACTAGATCTAGACCAGTGTGCTGTGGCAATCGATAGGTTAACCATGTGGCCAGACCGCTTAACCAACGCTGTACCGGATCTCTCAACCATACAATGATCCTATGATCAGGATCAATCTCAGGAGGTTTATTTGGTCTAAATCCTGCTTGCCAAAAAATCTGTTTGCCCCAACTGCTAGCATTAACTGGTATATGAAGGAAGCTGCACTGATGTTCACGAGATTGCATCACACTGTGCAGTGCGTGATCCGAGAAAAAATGAAATGATTTGATCATGCTGGCCAATCAATAAGTATTGATGTTATTTAGACCCTAGATGAACTCCCCATATATTAACACAAGACTGCGTATTATTGTAGCCCGCCCTGGAGCACGAGGCGATTTCCTCGCGGGCTGGTTGGGCACACTACCGGACTCTGTGGATACTTTGTGGCGCATTGATGTTGCCACTGGTCGTAGTCTTGGACTCATGACCTGCTTCAAGCACATTGATACTGAACCTGTGAGTAGTGATTGTTTAAATCAAGTGTTGGCCACAAGAAACTATCAATTAGACGCCCGCGCTTCTTGGGTA